GTGTACGTGACCGTGACGGCGGTAGTCGTGCCGGCAGTTGCCATCGGTGGACGCGGCAACTCGATCTCGACGGGGAACCCGTCCATCTTCATGGTCAGCTGCTGGTGGACGAGCGACTCGTCCATGTACGCCTCGACCCACTCGCGGGCCGCCGTCACCAGCGACGCGATGTAGGCGTCGTCGGTCGTGGAGTCGACCCGGCAGTGGCCCTTCGCCTCGGCTAGCGAGACAGGCTCAACTATCGGCTGCGTGACCGTCCTGATGCTGCGGTAGTTCACCGTGTCGCTCCTTGGGAGGTCGCCCCCGCCGCCGCGGAGTCAGGTCCGCAGACTCGCCGCTAGGCTCAAGTGCCGCCGTCTCGATCAGGTCGGCCTGCCGATCTGCTACGGCAGTGCCCTCGGCGATGAGCCGACGAGCCACTGCCTCGTCGCAATCGACAACGTCGCCCGGCCGGTAAGTCGAGTAGTTCTTCTGGAATTTGATTTTCACGATTGGGGCACGCTCCATGCAGTGTCGGGGGCTTTGAGCTTGCTCGTGAACTCCGTCGTCCACTGGAAAACAGGCGAGCTGAGATCCTTGCCGGGCCACGTCACGACGTACTCGCCGTGGCCGAGAATCACTCGCGGCGTCACGAACACGCGGTTCCCGCTGTCTCGCCAATTTCTCCAGAAGTAGATGTCGTCATCGAGGCGACCGTCGTTCCAGGTGCCGTCCTCGGAGGGACGCGACCAGAACCACGGTTTCTTGCACCGCTTCAGCGCCGCCGTCGACAGCACCGTCAGTCCGAAATGCGCGGAGTCCACCTCCTGCACGGGCTCACCGAACCAACTGGCGGGCACCGTCGTGCTGCCGGTCGCGGGAGGATTGTCGAGCGTGCCCTTGAGCGTGAGCATTGGGCGGCCGTCTTCACGCTTGGTCTGCAGCCCGGTCAGTGCGTCGCACTGAAACGTGAGCGCCATCGTGAAGAGATGCTCGACGTCGGCCCTCGTGAAAAACGTGTCGTAGTCGATGGTGAGGATGTACTCGCATTTATCAATGAACTGCTCGAAGATCCTGCTGTTCACCTGCGACCAGAACGCACCAGTGCCCATCGTGGGGCGAATGCCGAGAGGCATGAGTGCCTGAGCCCATGCGAAGTGGTTGGCGGTAAAGCTCAACCGCGGCATCGACAGCACCGCCTCGACGCGAATGTCTGCCTCTGTGTTCCCCACCTTGACGATCATTCTGGTACCTCGTGAAAAAGGAAGCGGCTGGCGGGGATTGCTCCCTGCCAGCCGCCCAGAATGACGATAGTGTCAAGCGATCAGGACTCGACCGAGACCTTCACGCCCTTGCCGGTGGCATCGACCGGGCCAGCCTCGCCCTTGCCGAGCCGAGCCGAGACCACGATCACCGTGTCGGTGTTGGGGCTCGCCTTGACTTGCAGGTAGCGCTTCTTGCCGCGGAGGTCGATGTCCAGCCGCGAGACGGTCATCGTGTCCGTCACAGTCTGGCCGGCGTAGGCCGCCGGCTTGAGGTCGCCCGAGAAGCCCGTGACGGTGGAGTAGGTGCCGGTGCTGACATCCGACTCGCCAAGAGTCAGGGTCTGGTACACGCTCGACGTCGACGCCGCAGGGCCGGCGATCACGTCAATGGACGCATAGGCATACCCCAGCGTGTCGAGCGTCAGGGTCGCGGTCTGCGAGGACGTGTAGACCGCACCCTTGCCGGCCGCAGCGGACTTCGTAGCAGCAACGTGGTTCATCTGTCAGAGTCTCCTAGGAAGGGGGTGTTGTTCAGCCGAACTTGAGGGCGACCACCGGGCCGGCCTTGGTGGTGGAGCCGAGGTCGTGGGCGACGATCGCCACGCGAGCGGTCGCGAAGGTCAGCGTCTGGTCGTACTCGATGAACCGGCTGCCGTCGGTCTTGATCGTGACCGCACGCCGCTCGCCGTAGGTCGCCGCCTGGCTCATGTCGCCGAACAGGCAGGCCACCGTGCCGGTCGTGCCGGTGAGGGCCGACTGAAGCGGATGGCAGAGAACGACCGGGAAACCGAGGAACTGGAGGTTCGCACCGCCAGCAATGTCCGAGGCATTGTTGCCGGCGTTGGCAACCATGAGCCGCAGCATCGACGAGCCGTACCCGGCCGGGCTGATGTAGAACTTCGCCGACCGCCGAGCGAACAGCGGAAGCCGAGCCACGAGGTTCGTGAAGTCGGTCAGCGTCAGGGCGTCGAACGTCGTGCGGCTGGTCGCCGTCACCACGCCCGCGGTGTGCGTGCCGTCGTTGATGGCGGTCGCCACGCCCGTCGTTCCGTGATACGTGCTTCCGCCGTCGCCGATGAGGCCCGCGTTGTCGAAGGCTTCCGCGAACGACTGCGCCACTTCGACGGCCATGGCATCAGCCAGATCCACCACGGAGTCTTCGAGCAGGCTGTTGGGCACGCGGTTGTCGATGCCCCAGAGCTTCGCGACGAGGTTGACGTTGTCGAACGTCACGTCACTGGTCGTCGGAGCAGCGTTCTCGCCGATCGGCCGAGCCGACAGGCCGCCGGTGCGACGGGCGACCAGAATGCTGTCCGTGTTCATCGAGACGCGGCGGAACTCCGACGGCACCACGCCGAACTCCTCGACGAGCCGGATGATCTCGCTCGACAGCTCCTCGCTCACGAGGACGCCGCCGAGCGAGTTGATGCCGCCGGCCTGGGCACGGCTCTCGACGCCGTGATCGCGGCACCACCGACGAGCCTCCTCGTCACCGAGCACGAAGCCCTTGAGGTGCATTCCGGCACGGTAGGCACGCTCTTCGGCGTTGGGGCCGACGAAGCCCTTGAGCTTGCCGGTCGCACGGGGGACAGCGTAGTTGCGGTTTTCCACGACGGACTCCTTGGTCTCGGGGGCTTCGGTCTTCTCGACCGTCTTGGCGGGAGCGGCACGCTCCAGAACGGCACGCAGTTCGACCTGCTTCGCCTCGATCCGCTGGAGCAGCTCGATCTGCTCTCGGAGGCCAGCGGCACGGGTCTCGAGCGAGCGGAGGGACGCTTCCTGCTCGGCGCTCATCGCGGGAGCGTCACCTTCCGACGGCATCTCGGAGGTCGCTTCCATCTCGGCAACCACCGCGGCGAGTTCGTCGAGCAGCTTCTTGAGCTTGTCCATGCGAAGACTCCTGTGTACGGGATGGGCGACGCTTGCCGCCCGCACCATCAAAACTACGGAGAGACCCCGCGACCCTTGCAGTGAAAGGGCGTCGACAGTAAACGAATCAGCCGACCTTCAGCCGGCGGACCTCGACCGCATGGAGCACGTGCTTGTCCGTGCAGCCGCAGGCGCGGCACCGCAGATACCGCACCTGATAGTCGCCGTGCCGCTGGCTACTGGCGATTTCCAGCCTGCCGCGGCGGCAACTGCATGGGTCGTTCGTTCTAGCGGCCATGCCTGCGGAGGTACTCGCGGAGGTCTGCGGCCCGTGCCTGTACCGCCAGGAGCCGGGACGAGTCGGCGTCACGCTGGCTGCGGAAGGCGTTGAAGGATCGCTGGGCTACGCTCACGTCGGCGTCGGGATAGGCCGGGAACGTGACCGGCCCCACGTCGATCAGCGAGTCGATCCTCGTCACGGTGCGGATGCTGCGACCGTCCTCGACGCTCCATGCTTCGCCGCCCGGCGCGATCTGGAACGAGAACGACGAGCCACGGACGATGCCCGCGTCGATGTTCGCAGCGAGGTCGCGGCCGTAGGTCGTGTCTGGCACGGGGAACTCGTACCGCAGCCCGATGTCGTCCACGTTCATCCGCAGCGTGCCGGGATACCGAGCGAGCGGGAAGTTGGCGTCGTGGTTCCACAGGGCTCGCGTCTCGAGCGGTTTCTTCCGGCCGCGACGCTCGGCGACGATGCCAAACGCCTGCGGGTCAATCCGCTCGATGAATTGGCCGTCAAGCTCCAATGAGTTGACACCGAACTTCGCGGCGTAGCCGACGATCCACCGCGACTCCGCGGCACCGTCCTCGGAGCGTGACTCCACTCGGAGCAGCGGCAGGGAGTCGGAGTCCTCTTCGTACAAGCTGCGTCGCTCGATCATGCTTCGGTTCTCCTCGTCTGCGGCGTTCATTTGCTCAACTAGTTTGCGACTCCACGCCCACCCTGGATCGGAGCCCCACAATGCCCACGCGATCCGCCCGTTGCTTGGGAAGCCCGTCTCGCCGGGGCTCCAGCCCTCACCTTGCTTGTCGATCTCGTGCCGGTCGAAATACGCCTTCATCCGGCGTGCCGTCTCGGGGCTGATCGTCGTGCCGTTGCTCAGGTCGCGTCCGCGAGCCACGCCGACTGCCGTGCCGCCGCGGCCGTATTCGCTTCGCCAATCGAGCCCCTTCTGTGCTTCGGCTCGCACGCCCGCGGGCGGCGTGAAGTCAATGTGGTCGTACCTAGCTGCCACGCTTCCGCCCCTTCCGCTTGGGCTTGCCGTAGGCGTTCTCCTCGACCGGCGGCGGCTCTGGCAGCGGGTCGATCTTCGTGAGCGTCGACACCTTGTGCCCGACTTGCGTCTCGGTCGCCTGCCAACCGCCAGTCACTTCTTCGTAGAGCGTGATGAGTGCGGCCGGATCTTCTTTCGTAGCGTCGATCTTGAAATCGGTGCCGGGGATGTCGAGCGTGCCGTAATCCATCACATGGTCAATCCGCCCGCGAGCACGGCCGCCCGAGGAATCCCACGACACGAAGTCACCTTCCGACACGGTACCCGGCTCAGCGCGGGCTTCGGAGGCTTGCTCGGGCTGCAAAACGGGAGCCGGTGCCGGTTCTGCCGGCGGTGCTGCCTCGCTCACTCCCGCGAGAATCGACGCAACCTGTGCGGCGGTAATGCTCGGGAACGACGCGGCGATCAGTGCCGCCGCCCCTTCCTTTGTCAGCAGCCCCGCCGGAATCTGCGTCAGGATGGTAATCAGCCCCGTGATCTGTGCACCGTTGAGCGACACGTCGGCCACCTGGGGAGACGCAGGCTCGGCTGGCTGGCCATCCACGGCCGCAGCAACGCCGCCCTCGACAGCCTGGCCATCGATGCCGCTTCCGGGCTGCTGCTGGGCGAGCACGTCGCCGACTGACGGTGGTGCCCCAAGCGTCCCCATGTTCAGCGGCCGATACCGCTCGTCGCCGCCATCGACCGGGTCAAGGTTCTCGCTCGCCCTGATGTCGTTGGTCGACACGACGCCGATGTCCCACATCGCCCGGTAGTACGCCGACCGGCTGGCGGCATCGCCACGCAGGAGCCCCCGCACGTCGAACTCGACCAGATACCGCTCGTCGTCGACGATGAGGTCACGCATGAATGCCGACTCAAGACGCCGCAGCCACGGCATGATCGTGTGCGTGACGAATTGGATCTCGGCCTGCGGCGTACCCGGCTCAATCCCCAGCAGATAGCCAGGGATGCGGAACAGCCTGGCGATCTCGCGCAGCTGGTACTCCCGCAGCTCCAGATACTGCGAGTCGGTGTTGCTGGCGTATGGCACCTCGTAGGGTTTCAGACCGCCCGTGAGGACGGCCGTCTCGTGAGCGTTGTACGAGCCGCGGTGCTTGCGGTTCCAGTTCTCTGCAAGCTCGCGGCGAGCGTCGGCGTTGAGTTGGTTGTCGGTCGACAGGATGAATCCCGGCCGGGCACCGGCACCAAAGAACCTCGCCCCGTGGATTTCGCACGCACGAGCTAGTGCAATCGCGTCGCGGCACTCCTCCACCACCGAGATGCCATGCACGCCGTCGTCGCTTGGGCCGCGGACGTGCAGGATCTGCTCGTCGGTGTAAATCGTCTGCTTGCCCTTCGCCTCGCGGTACGTGTACCGCAGCCGGCCGTTCTCCAGCGTCTCGGTCTTCATGCGGCTCGGGTGCAGCGGCACGATCTGGTCGATCGCACCTGACTGCCCTGGCACAAGCTCGCTCTCGGCGTCGCCCCACAGGCCGACGTGCATCACCATCTGCTCGCGCCACTCGAAGCTCGTCTGCCATGCGTTTGGTTGCGAGTGGAGCTTGCGATACAGCGGCAGCTCGCGGGCGAGTCGCTTGCCGCCGCCAGGCGTCCGCTCGAGCAGGTGGAGCGGCAGGCCCGCCACCGTCTCGGCCAAAATCCGCAGGCACGAAAACACCGCCGCGACCGAGGTCGCATTCTCTGGCGTGATTCGCACGCCGGCCGGCGAACGACCGCCGCCATCGTCATCCCACGAGCGCTCTTCGCCGGGGAGCCAGAGAATCCGGTGTTCGTGAGCGATCATATGAAGAAAATTTCCGGGGCGGCGTTGGCGTTGCTCTGCTCCGACCTCATCCACATTCCGAGCCCTTGGCACAGCGCCACGATGCCGTCAATTCGCTCCGTGCTGGCCTGCTTGCTCGGGAAAATGTTGCCTCGCCTGTCTTCGTGGATGGCTGCGTTGCCAGCGTTCCAGGTCAGCACCGGATGCCCGGCGTGCCGCAGGCGACCTTGCAGGATCAGGTTCTCGAGCGTCCTCGCGGGAGCGGACATACCGGGACCGCCCTGTGGCCATCCTGCCACGGCGAGCCCGTCCCCTTGCAGCAAGTTGGCGAGCATCTGGGCGTTGAACTTCATGTCTACAGCCACGCCACGGACGTTGTATTGCCGGCAGATTTCCGTGATGTCCCGGTGCATCACCGTGTAGTCGGTGACGTTGCCATCGGTCACGCGGATATGCCCGTCACGAATCCAGCCGAGGTAGTCAACCTTGTCACGCTGGGCACGTTCGACGGCGTTGGCCTCGGGTATCCAAAAGAACGGCAGCACGTCGCACGAGTTGTCCGCTGGGTCAGGGCAGACGAGCACAAGCGCCGAAAGGTCATACGTGCTGGCAAGGTCGAGCCCGGCGTAGACGGGACGATCGCCGAATGGTCGCAGCGGGCTGGCACACGCTCCCCACGCAGACGGCGAGATCCACCGCGTATCCTGCGTCGTCCAGACGTTGAGTCGGTAGCGGAGGAACGAGTTGAGCTTCGTCGGCGACTGCTCTGCTTCGCGGGCGTCGGCTTTGAACGACTCAAGCGTGATCGTCTCGCCGAGGCTCGGATTGGCGGCCCGCCACGTCTTTTCTTCCTTCCACGTCCCATCGACGCCGCACTCCTGTGGAGCCGCGAAGATGCAGCCGTAGAAGGCCGGGTCGAACTTCGGATCTGCAATGCACTTCTCGGCGTACTGATGCTGCTCCCAGCAGATTGACCGGCGGTCATAGCCTGCGGTCGTTATCGACAGAATGAGCGGCTGCCGACGGGCGGCACCGCCGTACCGCAGGGCATCCCAGAGACGGCGGTCGCGTTGGGCGTGAAGCTCGTCGAAAAGCAGGGCATGGATATTCAGCCCCTCGGCACGGAACGCATCAGCGGACAGGACGCGGTAGAACGAGTTGCTCGCCCGGTGGACGATAGTCTTTCGCGAGTCGATTACCTCGAAGTGCTTCGACAGGCCTGGCGAAGCGCGGACCATGCTGGCAGCTTCGCGGTAGATGATGCCTGCCTGCTCGCGGTCACACGCGGCACCGTAAACCTCGGCACCTGGCTCTGAGTCGAACCCGGTCAGGTACAGCGCCAACCCGGCAAGCGTCGTGCTTTTGCCTTGCTTCTTTGGCAGTTCGATGTACCCGATACGCCGCTGCCGAACTCCATCGGGAGTGACTCGGCCGAACAGCTCGCGTAGCACTTTGTGCTGCCACTCCAGCAGCTTGAACGCCTGCCCGGCAGTCTGGCCCTTGCTGTGCCGCAAGAGCTTCTCGAAGAACGACACGACGCGGTCGTACTTCGCCTGGCCGGCGGTGCAGAGGTCACGCGCCGTGGACGCGGAAGAATTCTTCGACCTCGTCCGCGGGCTTGTTTTCTTTGCCACCAAGTCTCGCCCTCGACGTCGGGGTCAGACCAAACTCTCCCATTAGCGAAGCCTGCATCGAAACCAGACCGCGGTAGAGGGAGCCAGCCGGATTCGGTTTTACGCCGCCGAGGTCCGTCCTGATGACCGGGCCAGATGCCCGCAATTCAAGCAGGCACGCCTGAGCCGCAGCATAGACTTCGCACAAAGTCGCGAGCGCCTCGCCGTCCGATGTCGTCAGCGTTCCAATTTCCAGCAGGATCGGCACCAGTTCCTGCCACTTGGCTACCGCCACTGGCTCGACCATCATCCGCTCGGGCATCGGAGGAGCGCCCGAGTCAGCCGGCAGGTCGGGGCGGATTCGCCTCTTGCCGGGATTCCCCTCCAGCAGCTTTTGTGCGGCCGTTTTGGGCCTGCGGCCTCGCGGCATTTTTGGGCATCCGATTTTAGAGTTGAAAAACGCGCGTGAATTCTGCGGACGCACGCCCCTAGCAGTACCTGTCGTTTACCTCGTTGGCAGACTCGGCGGGCACCCCCCTATGCCGTGCCTGCTCACAATCTAGGCAGCCTGTCAACCTGCGTGCATCTCTTGCACTGTCTTCCTTGAGTGGC